TACTATCCTCCCAGGAGTGCTGTCCGTGTCTACAAAGTAATTAGTGGCATCCCATTCAACTGTGGCTCCATCTCGTTTTTTATACTCTATTTTTTCCACGGATGATAGCGGTGGCATAGGTAGTACGATTGGGAAGGGAGGTATTTTGTCAAAGGTAAGCAGGTAGGTTCTTTCTATATAGGCCCTGTTCTGTATATTCTCACAGTATTCGCGTGCTGCGGCAATCAGTGCTTCTATTAAGTCGTCGTCGTCGTCAATATGCACGCGGAGGTGAAGTTTAGCCTCTACTACGGTTACGGGTTCACTTGCTGGCTTATCTATAACCTTCAAACTATAGTGCATTTCTCCACCCCCTTAGCCTTTCGTTTTTCTAATCGCTTCTTCTTTCCCTCGCACCCTTTCACCGCTTGGCAGTTCATACCATCCGCCACCAACATGCTTGGGTTCTGGCTTGGGCATTGAAGCGTTTTCCGGTTGCCTTATGGCGGCAGTTTCTCTTTTGGGTTGGTCTTTCCAAGCATACACCACCTTACCACTCGGCAACTTCTGGTCTACTCTGTGACGCTTACCCAACTGTCACACCTCCTAAAATACTTTTCCGGAAGTCAATACAGGTTCTTTGTAGTTATTACCCAACACAACAAACCCGGTGGTGTTTATACTGTCTGAACCCTGAGCATCGGAAGCATCAACTTCGAGCAATACTGCATTAAATCCATCTTCTTGATCCAACTCAGAAACGTGGGCTTCCATGATCGCAGCACATTCAAGAATATAAACCCAAGTTTCATTGGTATCATTAGTAATGTCCGCTTCAATATCAAAACTTTCTGCGGGATCATCAACTTCAATTTCTACATCGTTAGCAGTATCATCAGCAGTCATACCATCAATATGCATATTAACCGCCGCTTCCAACTCAGCTCCATTGGCAAACTTTTTGTCTGCCGCATTACCTGAATCTGTGCTTTCAGCTTTCTCAAACTCAACACCATTTATTGTAATAGTGTCCCCATCGGTCCAGTCATCTGCGTTCATTACCTTTGCTTTTTGAGCACCCATTCCGGCTTTCCAATCAACCTCTTTAAGGTCGCTCTTGTCTCCGGTTAATCCTTTGCGTTCTTTTAAAGTCAACTCAACTTCATTAGGACCATCCTCATCAATACGCAGGTGATTATCCGCAACCTTAATATAGGTGTAAAAAAGTATTCGCCTGTGCTTACCTCTTCCTATTTTAAAAGTGTCGGTTTCTTGCGCAGTTTTGGTATTAACTTGATCTAAGGCCATAACAGGAGCAAGTTCCTCGAATAACCTATTCATATAACCACTTCCTTTTTAAGAGGGGGCATATAGCCCCCTTATATTTTTTACTGTGCACCGAGCTCTACGAAGGGAGAAGTGCTATAAGAAGTGGGCAGGGGTCCTGTTAACCAGGGAGTTCCGTCCACAGTCTTGAAGGCCTTAATTACAGTTACGTTGTTAATAAAACGATAGTGAGGAGAAGCAGCAATCGCAATTCCTACACCATCGCGGATAAGGTAGTAATTAAGGTCAACCAGCAGTAAATCTCCCAGACTATTCATTGCAGGAGAGTGGTCGGAGAAATACAGGGGCAATCCAAGCAACTGACTACCAACAGCATCTCTTGCGTTGGGATGCCAGAGAGGATAACCGTCAGTTGTCTCCATCTCCAACAGTTCAGGTAGCAGCTCACGATTGGCAATCCAGATACCACGGCTGCCACGGAACTTACTATACATAGCGGTAAGGTCAGAATAATCTAACCCTGCTCCCGTTCTGCTTACAGTAATAGCAGAAGCGTGATCAATAATTCCAGTTGGCTTNCCACTACCANTTCCAGTAAGGAAGGCTTTTTCTTCAGCATCAATCAAGGCTCCGCGCAGTTGGTTCCGGACAACCTGCTCAATCACAGGAGCATTGCGCAAGATTTTGTCAGTAACCTCCACGTGGGCGGCAACTTCATGGGGTTGCAGGGTGATTTGCTTAAACTCAATATCGGTATCAGGTTTCTCTTCGCCTTCTCCGATCCAGTCAACCTGTGCTCCACCATACATATCATTCCCGCTATACTTGATTGCGGGAATTTTAAAGTCGGCATCGTTACCACCAAATACCCTTGCGCGCGGCCGGATGATTGCTTCGTCGGGAGAGACAGTCAGGAGTTCATCGGAGAATTGGTCGGGGACAAGATACCCACCTTCGGAGCCTTCTCCCATAGTTTGGTCTCCAAGTGCTCCTTCCCTTACCTCAACATCCCTTCCGCGCAACCGCCTATCTCCGGGGTTGTGAGTTACAGTTCTTACAAACTCCCCAAGACTATTCCATTCGGCACGGTCTTTTTCGGGGTCGGGTTTACGCTTTTGTGAGGCTCTTTCCGCGATTTGTTTTTCCTGACGAATTTCCTCGTCAATATTGTCCACCTTTTCCATGAGTCTGTTAAACTTATCTCTTTCTTCGTCAGTCATAGCGCGATCTTCTTTTTTAATCGTTTCTCTAATTTCGCTGGCTTCCTTTATTGCATCCTCGCGCCTTACTTCCATTTTTAAAATGTGTTCCATATTATTTCACTCCTTTAGTTTTGAGTTTTATCAAGCTGTCCACGTCATCAATATCTCGCCGGGCTTCCTCCTGGCCTGCCTCGGCTTTCTTGCGTTGCTCTTCCTCAACTGCTTCATCTGCCCGATCCTTCGCAGCGAGAAAATCTTTATATACCTCCTCCGTTGTCCGCACCCCGACAGAGGTTTGCGGATACGCAGGGTAGGTAACTGGACTTACATCAAACAGGCGAACCTTATTAAGAGTGCGAATAGGCTCATCCTTGTTCTTCCTGTCCCACTCTTCTTCCTCAACCATAAAACCAAAACTCATCTGATCGACATCCCCACGCCTGATTGACGTGAGCAGGTCATTAGCCCACTGGGTTTCAGGCGGATCAATCTCAATGTTCAATCCCTTTTTATTTTCTTCCATCCTCAAAGTACCCGATTTGTTCCTGCCTAAAACATAGTTGGGGTCGTGGTTCCAAAGCGCCCTTACATCATCTTTCTCAATCGCTTCCGCAAAAGCACCTTGAGCAATTTTTTCGCGAAAACCAAACAGCGGCTCCGAGAGTTTCTCGAACACCGCCGCGTACCCGGTGATTTTTCTCTTTTCATCTTCCGTCTCCCTTACTTCTAACTGCTCGACCTCAAGTAACCTTCGTTCCATCTTTTTCCCCACTCAATCACCTCCTATTCTGCTTCAATATCGCAAACACAACCCCGATGAGCGGGTGGGTGATATTTCGGGCCTGTCACCCGCATATTACTGTTCTCCGACTCTATGCTGTCACCGTCGGCAACAAAGGGTTCGTTAATCCCTACAACCTTGCCATCTAATTCTTCGCAAAATTCGCAAGGCGATCCACCTGTATTTCTCCAAACCAACCTTTCAACTCCATAGGCGGCAAAGGCAGTCCTCACAACTGCATTACCAAGTTTCACCGTCTCGTTTCTTGCTACGTCTTGCGCTCTGAAGTCATCCCACCTATCAAGTTCTTGTTCTATCGCTTCTAATTCTTCTCGCCCCTCATCTCTGGCCTTGTCAATCGCTTTCCGTAGGTTGGACTCGTTTATCCCTACATATCGAGCAACAAACGCAGTCATGTATTCATCAATGAAACGGTCTATCTGTTCTTTATTCTCCAACCTTTTACTTAACTCGTCGGCCACGCTTTCGTGTGCCACTTCTGCTAAGGATGTGAACGGCGGCAGCATATTTCGCCTTGTAAACTCTTTGTGGTTATCATAAAATTCACTTAACCAATCTTCAAAAGCAGTCAGGTTTCTATTGTTTAACAAGTTGCTCGCCTGCCGCTTAATATCGCTTTGTTCTCTTTTGATTACCCTGGCTATAGCATCCTCAAAAACTCGCTTGTAAGATTTGATTGTGCGGTGTCTTTCGTTCGCTCCTCCTCGTCTAAATTCCTTAGCGGGAGTTTCCCTTTCCTCTAATTCAGGGAGGTGTTTTCTGAGGTTTTCCGGATTAAGCAATTGGTCTGCCGGAACCATATTCATCGGGGAAAGGTAAACATCTCCTTGGTTTTCCGGTAAGGGGTTCATATTTTCTAATTCCCTTATGTCATTAGCGCTCATGAATCCCCATTGCCTCGCAGTAGCATAGGCACGGTAACGGCTTTCTGTGTCACCCCTTAGTAACCCATCTACCACAAACTCAACAAAATGGTCTTCGTCATCCGCAACCCTGAATAACTTAGTGTTCACCTGCTGCTCTATGTTTTTCAGTAACGGCAGTAATGTATCTGTTAGAAACTCAATGGATTGATGTTCAATGTTTGAGAACGTGGCCTTATCTAGATCTCCAAGTTTATGCAGTTGGGTAACAAAGAAAAACCTTCCGATTTCGGAGGTCTGGAATTTCTTGCTCTCTAAAAACTGCGCCTGATCCGGTGGAATACCCACCTGCTTAAATTGCATACCTTCTTCAAGAAGCATTACCCTGTGAGATTTACCTAACCCCGAATACTTCTCGTCTATTTGCCCCTTCAATCGGTCAAAGGCATCTTTGTTTAACTCTCCCGGATGCTCCACCATCCCACCGACATTGGTTCCCTGTCCGAAAAACCGTGCTCCAAATTCCTCAATTGCTAACCCTAAACCTATTGCTTCCCTTGCTGCCTCAACACAGCCCATCCCTTTATCAACTGATTTGTGGAATAAATTTTTAATGTGTAGGATATTATAAAAAGGTTGTCGGGACTGTTCCCCGGTAGGCAACTCTATATCATACCAGAGCTGATTATCGCCATCCCTGAATGGCTCCACCTTCCACGGGGGCAGCAACCAAAGAGCAACAGGCCTTCCGCCCTCTCTTTCAATCCAGGAATACCAATTACCCCAAAACAATTGGTGATGTATCCCCGCCAAACGCCACTCAAAGGAGGTCTGGTATGGATTAGGCCTGTCGTGGAGCAAAGAGAACACCTGGTGGTCTCTCGCCTTCTCCTTCCCTCTCGGATTTATATGTCTATAAGTATTTAGAGGTAAAGAGGCGATTTGCCCTGATAGGAAGGTTGTGGCCCGCCAAACCACTGACTGCGTGGATGCATTATGCTCAGTTACATTTACTCCGCTGTGAGAGGGGCGCCTAAACATATCTGTCAACCATTGTCTAGGGTTTTTTAGATTTGACGTGCTACGTTTTTCGCTTATCAAGTCTGAAATTAATCCCATTTATTACTCACCCCTCGGTATTCCGACGTATAGGAGCAGCAGCCCCCCGATAATCCACGCGGCAGGAATATAGATTTGCCACACGCCATACACTAAAGAAAAAAATCCAACTATCAGCAAAAACTCTTTAATCAAACCCACAGTTACAATTCTCCTGACGGCAACCACCCCCCCTAAAGCACCCTTAAATCCTGTTTTGAGTAAATCGACGGCTTCTTCCCTTCCTGCCTGATCGCCCTATCCAAACCCATTACCGTTGCCACGACTCCATCTATCCGCTTACCCGTTTTATTTCTGTCCGGCTTTACCGGCTTTATATTTCCGGCAGGGTCTTGTTTAACGGAAAGACAATCTACCATCCATCTGAGCACCTTGTTTCCTCCGTGGTGTAATTGCTTTCCTAAAACCAAAGAAATTAATTCTTTTGTCGGCCCGTTCATTGAGGCGTATCCCTGACCAAATTCCACCACCTCAAAGCCTTCATCCTGCATATCCTGTTGAAGTTTGGTGGCCCCCCATCTATCAAAAGCAATCTCTTTAATGTTGTAAATTCTTCTCAATTCTTTAAGTTTTTCTAATATTGCCCCGTAATGAATTCGATTGCCTTCTGTAACCTCAATTAACCCTTCCCTTACCCAAACATCGTAAGGAACCTTATCCCTGTCTATTCGCTCTTTTAGATTATCCTTGGGTAACCAAAAGTAAGGAACCACCTTGAAACTATCGTTGTCTTTAAATACCAAGACCAGCGAAGTTATATCAGTCGTGCTCGAAAGGTCAAGCCCCGCGTGGCACTCCATTCCCTTTAAATCCTCTACGTTAACAATTCCCGCCGAGTCATCCCAGGCGTCCAGATCGATTACCCTTTCCTCCTGCGAAGTCCAAATGTTTAGATACAACCTCTTAAATGTGTTCTGGTAAGCAGGAACCTGTTTTGCCTTCCTTGCTTCCTGTTTTAAAAAGCCCTCGCTTATACTAACCCCTAAATTCGGATTCGCCTTTTTCCAAGTCTCCGGAGAATACCAGTCGTCACTTTCATCGGCTGCGTAAATAACTCCATAAAAAGAGGGGTCCTCGATAACCCCATCTATTACCTGCCTTGCGTATTCATGGTATTCCCAGCAAATAGAGTTCTTGTCATAGCCGGCGGTAGTCAAAAATATTGTTAAAGGCTCTTCCCTTGCTCCCTGCGAAGTTATCAACGTATCAACTAAATCCCTATTGGGCTGCGTGTGTAACTCGTCAACAACGATAAACGAAGCATTGTATCCGTGAGCTGAGCCGGCATCAGCAGGAATAGCCCGGTAGAAAGAGTTGGTGTCGTAGAAGACAATCCTTTTCTGTGAGTCAATAATATTACATAAATTTGATAACTCCGGATGCCTGCGTATCATTGAAGCCGCCTGATTAAAAACTAAACTTGCCTGGTCTCTATCAGCAGCCGCTGAATAGCACTCCGATTCCTGATCGCCCAAACTTTCGTAAAACAACATATAATTAGCGAGGGCCGCCGCCCACGAAGTCTTCCCGTTCTTCCGAGGTATCTCGATATAAACAGTCCTATACTGTCTTTTCCCATTTTCTTTAACCGTGCCAAATATATCTCGCACTACTTTCTCCTGCCAATTTTCCAATTTAAAGGGCAAACCTGCCCATTTTCCTTTTGTATGCTCCAATCCTTGTATGAAGTTAACCGCATCATCCGCTCTATCTTTATTGTAAGGCATTTAACCACCTTTTTTCTCTCTCATCATTTTAGTTATATTGTCTTCGTTTTCCTCTTTCGCCCCCGGCAGGCTAATCCTACTCCTGCTACTCGGAGTCAACCCTAATTCGGAACAATATACTCTAATCAACTGCTTCGCCTTGTGTGCTATGTCTACTTCCGGTCGAGTGACCGTATTGGTCTCCTTTTTGGTGTTTGTGTATTCGTAGGTAATCCCTTTTTCTGCAATTACTCTCTCGGCACGAACCATTCGGCTGTATTCCTGGCATAAAGCCGCGAATATCATCCCATCTAACTCCGTTAATATGCCTATCCTCTCCATAGCAGGAGCCAATTCCCGCCACTTTGCCAACCCTATTTCATCCAACCAGTCCGGAGGATCAGGCGCAACCTTCTGCGGTTTCGGCTCGTTGTCGTTTATCCTGTCCTTCCGATACCCCTCGAGGTGCTTTACGTTGCTCGGTTTCGGTATTCTCCCCTTCATTTATGCGCCACCTCCCTTCTGTTTCCTGCCCTAAAAGGCTAAGCCAATTTTGACAAAGCTTCTCTCTTAC